AGAACAAGTTGCTTAAACGCATAGCGTAAACTTTGTTAGTACCGTTAAGACCTGCAACTGCTACAACTTTGATTGTAGTACCAGGTAGTACGAACTCGCTATCAGCTTTAACATCAATTTGGTAATTGAAGCTACCGCTATTCTTAAGAGCAATAGTGTAAGTACGGAATAAATCTTGACCGCAGAAGATAGTCATATCATCAGCAGCTACAACTTGTGCAGGGATTGCCTTGTAAACGCCATCAAAGATAGAGATTACATTAGCATCAGTAATGCTTGATAAAGGAGCGCCAGAGATATAAGTTGAAGCGTTAGCAGCCACAACACCTGAAGCAGCACCGATTAATTTTACAAGACCATCGAACTTGTTTAAGTTTACGTTTACACTTGAAGTGTCGCCTTGCCATAATGCAGTTTCTAATTGAGCAGCGATTGTCTTAGCTTTCTTTTCAGAATACTCTTGCTCGAAAGGAATACTGTCATACATAGAACCAGTAGGTAAAGCTTTTTGTAAATACTTTGCTTCAAGGTCTTTTGGACATAAAGCTTCGTTTACTTTAATTTTACCAGGAGTTACAGTACGTTGAGTAAAGGTAGTAGAGCCAGAAGCATTAAAACCACAAGAAGCACCATCTTGGAAGATAGCGTCTGTGCTTAAAATATTTATCTTCTCTGAACTCTTAACTCCCACCATAACATTTCCAGCGCTCTTAATAAGAGACGCAGTTTTTGAACCTAATACAGAAGAAGTAACAAGTAATGCTTCGTTTTCTTTTGTATAGTTTGCTAATGCAGATACATCAAATCCCATTTTATTTTATTTTTATTTGTTTAATAAAGCGTTTCTAAATTTTTCAATTCTATCGTACTTCATAGAGTGAGTTGTTACGTTAGAACCAAAGTTTTGTTTTGGCTGCGCAATAGGTTCAGCGTTAGGTGTCTTTGTAAGTGCTTCTATTAACTCAGCTACTTGACTAAAGCCATTCTTAACTTTTGCCTCTAATTGTGCTACTTGTGTTTTAAGACCTTCGTTTTCAGCTACTAAGTTTGCGATTTCGTCAGCCATTTTCTCATCGATTTTGTTACCCATTTCAGCAGGTACTTCTTCAGCTTCTTTTGCTTCAGCTTCTGGAGTTTCGATAGATAAGATTTTTGCAGCTTCGTCTAATACGATTTTAGTGCCGTCTGCTAATTGGTGTTCGCCCATTGGTGCAGGTGTTCCGTCTGCTAAGGTAACTTCGCCACCGATAGCCATTTCGCTAATCATAACCTTAGTACCATCCATAAGGCTATACTCTGCGAATGTAACAGGTACTTCGTCATTGATAGGTGCTTCAATAGGAGCAGGTGCTTCTACTGGTGGCATATCTTCGAATAAAGCCCTAATTTGCATAATTGCATCTTTTGCGTTCATCATTCTTTTTGTTTAAATATTAATAAAAGATTTTGTTTATCATTTAACTCGTTGCAATATTTCCTTTATTGCATTCATAAGTTCTTGTTCTTTAGTCGGCTTTGTCTTGTAGGTAAATAACCCTTCTACGCTAAAGCCTTTAAATTTGCCATCTTTAACATCATTCCAAACACCTTCGTTATCTACTTTGAACGAGCCAAACCAAGACCCATCAGGTGCATCTTCAAAACCCTTCATTGGTAAGATGCCACGGCTTTCGTCTGTTATAAAACTCTCAAACATAGTAACACCTTCAACCTGTTGGTCAGGAGAATGCATTAAGTTTACGTTTGATTGGTAGCCTCTTTTGAAAAACTTTTGAGCAATCTTGAATATAGTGTCTTTAGAAAAGACCACATAGTAATCGCCATAAGTAGCATCGCTCCTAAAAATAGGCATATCAGCCAACATAAGAGGTCCAGAAATAATACGCTTATCTTCGCTAACGACTTCAAAGCGTTGTTGATTTTTAAAGGCATTCCAATTCTTTTTAATGGCAGGGGCATCAACGAGCGCTATGTAGTCGACCTCGGCATCGTCATTCATATCCTCGCTAATGTCTAATAAGTAAACAGGTAAGTCCATAATTCTAAATATTAAGTTTTTTAAATTGTTATCATTTAACCAAATCTTGCACGTTGCTGAATAGCTGCCATACGTTGTTGGCTACTTGTTACATCGCTCTCAATTACATAGGCTCGTGATGTTTGACTTCCTAAAGCATTAATAGATTGTGCACTAATATTAGTAGTTGCTGCTTGTGGTTGCGCAGGTGCTATTGGTGCGCCAGATAAACTTGGGGCAGATATATTAGCAGACCCACCGCCACCGCCATTTGGTGTTTGAACTGCTAATATTGATTTAACGTTTTTAATACCACCGACAATAGCAATACCTGCAGCAATAGCCGCTCTAATAGGAGAAGAAGGGTCACCCGGAATTAACTGTGAAGCATATGCTTTTTGTGCGCTTAAATAAGTGTCTATTGTTGTAGAAGCAATAGCAGCCGCTTTACCTGCTGCGGTGTTCTTACCAACTAAATCAGAAACAGTACCTAATAACTGCGAAGCAACTTCTGCGTTTTTAACTTTTGCTTCGGCTTCTAGCTTATCTATGTCAGCCCTTGCTTTTGCATTTGCCTCTAATGCTGAATTGTATTGTTCTTCTGTTATTAAACTACTGGCATAAGCTTCTTCAACTGCTATTTGCTTTTCGTCTAATAAACTCCTTTCTAATTCTAAGTCAGTAGTATTTTTTGCAATCTTTTTATCTATGTCAGCAAGGTCTTTTGCTGCTTGTTTCTTTTCGTCGTCTTGTGTTTTAGCAAACTTTTTTTGTAAATTAGTAAATTCTAAATCATCTTCTTTAGCCATTTGAGCCGCAGCCTCTTCAAGCATTTTAGCATCTTCTGCTGCTTTCTTATCTTTTTCGGCTTGATTAATAGCATCTAAATCTGTATTTAGTTTAGTTCTTAATGAAACTATTAATTGATTTTTTGTTTCTTCTGTTAGCTTGGTATTAGCTAAAATTTCTTCCCGTTCTTTATTAAAAGCAATTTCAAGTTCTGCTTTTTTCTTATCGTTTTCGTTTTTAAAAGTAGATAAAAATATTGCATTATTTAATTCACTTAGTTTTAATAACGCTTCTTTTTGCGCTTCTAATCTTTCCTTTGCATCTGCCTCTGCTTTTTTCTTTGCATCTTCTCCATACTTATTTGCAGCCGAAGCATTTTTTTCTGCTGCCCTTTTTGCTTCTTCTCTTCTTGCAGTTTCAGCAGTTGCATCAATTACAGCCAAATCATTTTTAAGGTCTTTATATTTCTTAGCTTCTTCGCCTCTTATAACTCCTTTGGTATCAGCTAATTTTTTAAGGTCATTTAATTCATTATTAATTTGTTGCTTTCTAAGTGCATCAATTTTACCTTGTTCTGCTCCTTGTGCTTGTATTAATTTAATTTGCCTTTCAATGCCTTCATTAACTATTTTAGTATTAGCAGACGACTTTGCAAAGATTGCTTGTCTTTGTTGTTCTGCTCTTGAAGCTGCATTTGTTACACCAATTAAATCAGTAAAAGAGTTTATAACATTACCAACAGTAGAAGCAAACTTCCCAAGACTTGGAACTGCGTTAAGTATTGCAGCTTTTATTTTACCAAAGTTTTGAACTACTGCTATAAGCGCAATTACTAAAGCACCTATTCCCGTTGCAAGTATAGCCCCACGCAATACTTTCATTGCTACACTTGATGCCGTTGTTGCTACAGTTGCCGTATTAGTTGCAGCCGCTTGTGCTTTAGTTGCTACAGTTGACGCTATTGTGGTTGCCGTATCTTGTGTTTGTATAGCAACCTTTTGCCCCATAACAAAGTTATAAGCAGCCTGAAAGACAGTTGAATTTTTAACAACTGTTCCTAATTGTTTAAAGCTATCTATGCTCTCCCCAATATTTTGCAAACTTTCAGATAAAGCCATTGCAGATTGCACCTTTAATAATGTCTTTTCTACTGCTTCTGATTCTACACCGAATAATCCAATAGCACCTTGCACCGCAGCAAATCCACTTGCTACACCTGCAAGAGAAGAAGTTAAAGATTTAAATTTAGCATCTGGATTAAACGCATCAATTAAGCTACTTGAAAATCCTATTTGGTCTTTAAGTTCTGATGCTCTTTCTGCTGCTTTAACTGCTTGTTCTGAAGTTTCTCCAAACTTTTCAGACAATCTTTGTACTTCTAAAGTAGCTTCTTTAAGCTGCGCTTTTAAAGAGCCTAAAGCTTGGTCTTGGTTTCCCCCGACTTGTATATCAAACGTAAGTTTTTCTGCCATTATATTACTGGATATTTTGTGTTAATTACTTTTAAAAACGATAGCTTAGTTGTATTATATTCCATTGGGTTAAAGTTTTCGACTTTGTTAAGCCTAAACAATACCCCGTCTATATATACATACTTGCTGAAATCTAAATTGAATATGTCTACTATATCAAGTAAACCAAAGCAGCTTAATAGCTTACTATCTTTGTTTGTTATCTCTGCAAGGTACGGGCTATGGAAATCATTAAATACATTAAACTCCGTAAAGTTAGCAGGGCTAAATTGTATTTCTTTAGGCGCACCAAAGTTAATATCGCTTGTAGAGTTATTAGGGTCGTTTAAATGACCTGCGTAACCATAGCTTGTATAACTACCTAAGACAGTACTTGTATTCATTATATTCCAACTTGCAACACCTGTAATCTTTTTGGTTTGCATTATGCGTATAATACTATCCATTCTATCCTCGGCACTATTTGTATTTGACTTCTTATAGATAGCAGGGAACACTTTGTCTTGTCCTGTTGCTTGGTATAATACAGAAGCAGCAAATATAACTTCTAAAACGTCTGTCTCCTTCACGAAATCAAACTCAGTATCGTAGATAAAATCGCCATAACCTTCGGTGTACTTCTTGCGATAGTTTTCGTTATAGAAGTCGTTGTCTTGCTTAAACTTGTAGTTATAGTATCGAGCATTCACTTCACTCATTGGCTTAATACTGATAGGCTTTGCCCTGTCTATTTTGTTAGTCCAATCTTCTGCGCTATCTGACTTCTCAGGATAAAAAACCACATACGGACTAATAACAAGTTCTTTGTCGTTAAACTTATTCTCATAAACGTAAAGGTTAAACATCTTTACAATGCTTAAAAAAAAGTCCCTTTGAAATATACCTTTTGGTATTGTTTGACTTACCTTAATAGTTTCACCTAAGTTAATTTGTACTTGTGTAGGTGTGCTTGTAGTTACTCCTACGTTACCTGTAAATATTTCAATGCTCATCAACGTACCAAGTATTTCTACTTGCATAGTGTCAGTTGCATTAAACGTCACACCAGTGGCAGTAAAGTTGCAGTTAAGCATTCTTGTTACACTTGCATCAAAATCTTGTGAGCCAATCTGCACCCCGTTTTTTCTAAGTATTACAGTGTAGGTAGGTTGTGCTGCGTCAAAGTATTTTACAAATCCTGTTAAGGTTATTTGTATATTAGTTGTAAGCGTTGCACCGCTATAAGTAAACAAAGTATTCGTTCCGTCAAGTGTAAAGCTACCAGCAGTCACTAAAGTATATTGAACGTAAGGGTCGCTTGTTAATAGCATATCTCTATTAATAGCAGTTGCGCTCATACTCGTATTATTCAACGCAGTTATGTTTGTCTGGTTGTTAGGTATGATAAGCCTTTTAAATAAAGGGGTATCAAAGAACGAACAATCAAATGTATAATCTGTGCCTTCAAATATCTTTTGTATATACTCCTTAACGTACAAAGCAGGTCTAAACGTTGTGTATTGAAAGTCCTTTTTAGCTACTCCGTAACCACCTAATCCACCTGCACCCGCTCCCGTGCTAACATTCCCGTAATCAATAAGAGGATAGTAATAACCACTACCGCCCGGATTATCCCAACTTGAACTAATATTAGCCACGCTATAAGTATGGTCGTATGCGCTAAAATCTAAATCTTCTAAACGCTTATTCCCTAACTGATTAATAAAACCGCCAAGCTCTCCAAACACGCTGCACTGGTATTCAATAGTTTCTTTGTCTATAACTATTTCCAATATTCGCAAAGTGCCTTTAAATATCTGCACCTTATCAATAAAGATTTTGCAGTTAGCTTGTTTAGTTACGTTGTAGTTATACCCTACGTTTGGCAGTGAATTAACTGTAACGTTTGCGTTGTTAAGTTCGAAGATGTACCCAAAGATTAGGTTATTGTTAGCCGTTCCCGGTATGCTTATTGTTTTACTAAATGAAGTATTGCGACTACCGAACTCACTCACGTCATCAATAGCGTAAGTGAACTCGGTAGATATATCTTGCAATAAATCTATCTTCTGTTCCTCGATGTATATTTCAGTGCTAATCATTATCTAAATTGGCTTGTTAAATACTTACCTACTTCAACCTCAATTTCAAAGTTAAATAGTTTATCTGCACTTTCTAACTTGTAATCGTAGTTTGTTATTGTTATCGTAACAGGAAAATAAGCACCAAGTACTTCCATATAAACAATAGGAGACGATACAAGCTGAGCCAACCACGAATAATCTTGTTCGCTAACCCAATCAGAAGTAAGCTTATATTTATCTTTATGCTGAATAGCATAGTTGAAAGTTGTCTCGTTATATCTGTTATATCCATCTATGTTTGTCATTTGTCCACCTACAAGCTGCCAATCGCTTCGCCTATATGATGCTCTTTGATATTCGCTCGACCTTCTATTAACAAGGGCAAACTTCTTTGTGTCCCAACCTCCAAGCCTATTCAAGAACTCTAAGTTAAATTGTTGGTATTTAGGGTAGCACTTATGTCTTAGCTTAATAACCCTTGTTTGTGCGCCACCTCTTTTTAAATAGAAGTTATATCCGTAAGTGTCTTCGTCTATAATCGTGCCAGATGCCCAATCGTTTATGTGTCCTGCTTGTAAGTTAAACATATTAAATTGACCATTCAAAGTAATGTTACCGCTAACTGTATTAGTAACCACATCGCCTTGACCTAATACCTCAACCCAAGCTGAGTAACCGCCCGTTGCTATGCGTAAGAACGTAATGTAAAAGTTATCTCCGTATTCAAGCGTTATATCGTCTGTGTCCCTTTCCGTTAAGAAGTCATCAGTAAAGTTTTCTAATAGTAAATTATCGTAATAGTCCGATAATACCAAAGGTGTTTGGTTCTTTGTTAAGAAGACATCGGCAAACAATGGCGGCACAAAGTTGTAAGCTGAATAGCTGCCAGATGCTAAGTTGGTAGTAGTTACACCGCTAACTTCCTCTCCTATTCGTATGTCATAATCTACTTTAATCTTATCGTTTGATGCTACAAGTATTGAATTGCCTGAAGGCTCAAAGTAGTTAGTTACAAAACTTCTTACCATTGGAGATGCGTTAAACACCCCATAGCTACCCTCGGCACTTGGCGCAGGGAATACCTTTGACCTAATTACTTGGCTTCCGTTAATGTATACGTCATACACAAACTTAAAGTTTGTAGTTCCACTATTGGTAGAACTTGACACAAACCAAAGGTTATCGTGCATTGACGAATAGGGTGCAGGGCTACTTGTTATTGTTATTGCCATTCTTAATCTCGTTAATTGTTTGCTTTATTTGAATTTGCACATCGCCACCTACTGCGACTGCTATGCTTTCAATAAACTCTTTATTAAATACATCGTTAATTGCTTTGTCAAAAAAGAAGGTTGCTCGTAAACCATCTCTCTTCATTGCACTTGATATTTTATAAGCTAATGTTTTTAAGCTATCTGTTTTAGATACTACCTCAGCAAGTTTTTTTCTTTTACGTTGTGTCTTAGTTATTGGCGCATCTTCATTCCGTGATGCGTTAGCACTTTTACGAAGCCATAATAAGATGCTTGTAGCCATCTTTTTATTTGCGTAAGGTGTCTTGTATGAGTATTCGCCTGTGTTCTTTTTAGGCTTTGCATTCTTACCGCCTACACCTTGAACCCCTTTATTGACATAGTCATAGTACTTAGATGCCTCGCTGCCTTTTGCATAACCAACACTTAGAATATAACTATTACCAAATTTAGTAATGATAGGTATATCAGGTTCTGCTAATCTACCAGAACTTATAGACCCCGTCTTTTGAAGGTTAGCAGCAATAGCAGTATTGAAAGCTTGACCATATAACGCAAGGGTCTCTTCTAATATTGTATAGTTAGTACTTCCTTTGCTTTGTAAGAAGCCATCCCTTAATGCCTGTATTTGTGCTTTAGATATACTCACGCTAATAAATATAAGGAAGGTCTAAAAATAACTAACCCCACCAAAATTGGCAGGGTCGTATCTTATTTAAGTTTCCTATGTTGCTCCTTATCGTAATCGGCTTTAGCTTTTAGATAGGATAGCGTATTTAAGAACTGGATTGTTGCAAGTTCATAGCTTTGGTCAACTGTAATATTTTCGTGGTCGGCAACAGATTTGGCGCAATATTGCCATCCAAAGTGCTGCATAAAATTTGAACCGCCCCTTGTGCTGCTTCGGGTGTCATCCCCTTCGACATCATTTCCTGTATCAAATAACCCCGAGAAACTTCTATCCAGTTTCTGTATACTTGATAAAAAAAAACAACCGAATGATAAATGTGTACAAAGTTCGAGGCTTGTAGGTCGGCTGCATATTCACTATGCTTGGCTGCGTCGTAGGTGTCATCTACCCATTTGCCGTACCAAGTTTTCTTTTGAGGCACTACCATAGAGGCTGCTAACTTGTGAAGGTTTGTAATTAAGTCGGTGCTAAATACCTTGCTCTCGATATATCTGGCAGCTTTGATTTGTTGCACGTCATAAACAAAGCGGTAGCGTTTGCCGTTTGCTTGGGTGTACTTAACAGGCTTACCTTCTATCTTGTCATTTAAAAAGCTAAGGGTTGCCTTTAGATTATTGAATTGCTGAATAGTTAGGCTATCTACCTGCGTGTCAGTTAGGTTGTAAACAATACCTACTAACTTACTTTCCACGTCTAAGTTAGTCCAATCCTTTTCAGGCTTAGTAACTATTGGGTAGATTTGTTGGTACTGCCAAATGGTTAATTCGTTCCAAGTCATTTGTTTTCTTTTTTGTCTTGTTCAAGTATCTTATTGCTTTGGTCTATTAATCGCACCCATACTATTGATATAAGGGTTGCTGAGATTAAAGAACATATTATTGCTACTATCATTTTGTTTGGTTATACATATCACGAATTTCTAAAATAGCAAATACTACTATCACTATTGCGACTGGTAATAAAATCATTTCTTTAGTTTTAAAGTTATCTCATAAGCAAGATGCCCACCGATGTAGCATAACGCTGCCAAAGGTAAGCAAATTGCAAAGAAGTACAATATTTTTATTACTTTAATGATACGGCTACACTTGTTGTGCTACTCTTAGCAGGTGGGTAAACTTTTGTAACCTCGCCAGTAACTCCGTTAATAATGTCAAGACCCGTGTGCGGAACTTTCTTTAAGAAGTCTTCCATATCCTTTTTGGCTTTAGCTGCGCTATTGTACTCGTTCAATATTTCCTCGTATGCAGGACTTTCGCATTTGCTAAAGTCATACTTAACGCCTACTTCTCTAATGTTGAACTTTGCGCTCATATACTCAAAGTCCTTGCCATTAAGAACGGCTGCTTGTAATACCGCATCTTTGTAGTCCTTGTTTGCCTTTAGGGTTTCGAGCATATCCTCTAAGGCTTTAACCTGAAGATGTGTTTTTAACGGGTCTAACTCCCCTGCGTTTAATCGTTCAATTAATTGATGCGTAAACTCTATGCGTTGTTCTTTTGTTGTTTCGAAGATTTGTTGTAGTTCCATTGTGTTATTTGTTTTGGTTATTTTTTACATTTACACCATTTAATGTGATTGTCACTTGATACAATTTGTGGAACATATCCTTCATTTAAAAATTCGCAATATGCTCTCATATCGTCATCATCTTCTAAATCTATTAATGTAGGAAATACACTTGCCATTATTACTTTATTGCATTCTTTACAATTAAATTCAATTCTTTTATTAAATTCTATTGGGTGTTTCATATAGTTTCGGGTTTGTAGTTATCTATGTCAAAAAAGCCGATTTTTGACTTATGTTCTGGACTTCTCATTCTACGCTTTGCAGGTTCATATCCCTTCTCGTTGCAGTAGGTAAGTATCTCTAAGTAAGTCGCATCGATATTAGTCATCATAATGCTAATCGGCTCACTTGCGTAATATTTGTCTATATATTCTTTTGTGCTTTGTGTCATTGTGTTTAATTAAATAGTCAGTTAATGCTGCCATTACAAAACCTGTTGCAATTAGCAGAAGGCAAATAGCGTAAATCATTTTGAGTAGATGTCTTGAAGTTGTCCAATAAGGTAACAAGCTACTAAAAATACTGCTAAAAGTTGTGCGGTTTCTTTTTTCATTGTGTTTGTGTTTTGATTAAATAATAATCAAATATACAAGTTTTTCACAATCCACCAAATATTTCTTAAATTTATTTTTGTAACCTTGTTGCAATTATAGGAATGCGTACCTACCCGTGCCACGTTTAAGGCTAAAATTCTGCCAAGCCAAAGCCAAAGCCATTACTGCGTCATCGTGAAAGCCGGAAGGTGCGGAGTACTTAACCCCCGTTGCCGTGTACATATACTCAAATACTTCTAACTCCTGGCTTATTATTCCTTCTGGATAGCCTATTTTCCCTTGATGTATGGCAGCTTGTAAGCCTTCCATTAGTTGTTGCTTACTTGAACTTGTAAACTTTAAACCCTGTATGTTCACCCCTTCTCTTTGTAAGTCTTCAAGTATCGGGTCGCCAACCCCCGTAGAATCGACAAGGATAGGGCATTTAGGCAGCCTAAGGATAGTTTGCTTGGTATTGTGCCAATCCATTTGAAAGCGGTCAAAATAAGCCACGTTTCCGTCTTCGTCTAAGCCTACTATTACAGTCCAATCGACCGACTTAGCTAAGTCAATCCCGTAAGCTACTACGGGCATTGTTGTTACTGGGTGTAAGCACTTGCGTATGTGTTGGCTACCGAAAGGGTTTGCTGCGTTCTCCGCAGGGTTTGCCATATACTCCTGCTCAAATACAACCTCGGGTAGTTGTCTACGGGCATCGTCTATCTCTTGTGGGTCTATGTATGGGTTATCGTATGTAGTAAACTTAAAGCTTTGCCAATCGGGTTCTGCTTTGCTAAACAAACTAAAGAAATAGTTTTTACCTTTAGGGGTGCTTAAGAATATAGCTTTACCCTTGTAGTCAGTCAAAGTAGGTCTTATTGAGTTAAGCCAGCCGTCTTCTAAGTTAGGTATAAAAGAAGCTTCGTCTATTACTGCTAAATGAAATTTAAGACCACGCAGATTGTCTAACCTTTCGCCCGTAAAGAAACGTATACTCCCACCCGTTATGAATGTGATAACTAAATCGCTTTCGTTCTTAGAGTATATCTCTAAAGGCAATAAGTCTACTATCTCTTTAAAGAATATCTTGCCTAACTGATAAGTAGGTGTTATGTAAGCTACACGCTTCTTATTAACCGCAGTTTCTATGCTAATCGTTTGACTAATCAAAGACTTGCCAAATCTACGACCTGCCATCATTACAATAAACCTACTGTCGCAGTCAAGTACTTGCTTCTGCGCTGGGTGTGGATTATGTAACTTCAAGCCTACTGTTTGCATTATCTATCGTAAGTTATTTTAATCTCACTTACTTCGTGTTTGTTTTCTGACTTCTCTACCAAGCTATTTAAACGTTGAGTTATGCTTGGATTGTAAACCCCTGCCATACCACCTTCGATTTGGTCTTGTCTAATTGTTTTCTTAATGCGTGAACAGATAGTACGAAAATCTTCGTAAGCATTGTCTGTGTTAGCAAAATACTTACCTAAATCTGATATAACCCCTTGATTGTAACAGTAGTTTTCAAAGCCTTCTATTGTCAAAGGTCTTTCTCTTAATCTATAAACTTCGTCTCCGTCTTTACCTACGAAGTCGTGTACTTTAATAGGATTGCTTTTACAATACTCGCAATACTCAGTAAAGTATTGAAGCATCAATTCAGGCGTTTCTATTGCTTTATGTCTACCCATCTATCTTGTTTTTATAGTGTTGGCATATTCTGTCCATTACTGACAAGTAATATGTGTTAAAATCTTTGTAGCCTTCGTTGTCTTGTTCGTATGTTCTGTATAAAATGCCCCTTAATCTTTGGCTCGGTGTTTTAAAGGTGTCAGGGTCTGCTTTCAAGTTTTCTACTATGTCTTGTTCTTCTTTGCTAAAAGGTTCTTCTTTGATTGCTAAGTAGCAGAACTGTTGGTTAAGCTGAAACAAAGAAGCTGCATCTTTAGGACTAAGTTCCTGGGTTGCTATTGTAAGCTTAATTGTCTTGTCTTTGCGTGATGCAATGCTTTCAATTTGGCTTGATAGTAATATCATAGTATTCCGTTAATTATGTCGTTTGCTTCGTCTAAAGCATCTTCTTGGTCGAGGTATGTATCTACGTCTGCTATATGTTTGTTAATTAGGGTTTCTGCCATTGCATAGGTATAATGTCCTATCGTGGTCATATCATCTCCGTTTTTACCCGTCTTACATACCGCAAGGAAGTAAGCTTTGTGCGTAAGGAGTAGCCATATAGCGTTTAGTTTTCTCATCTACCTTGTCCTCTATAAGCTTTTTCTCTTGGCGTGTGCTTATTAAAGGACTTCTTTGCAGACCCTCGCTTCCTTTTACCAAATGAAATTTTGTTCTTGTTCTCGTTACCTTTTGCCATTGGGTATATTTTTTAAGTGTATTTCCATTATCTCTTCCTTAGTCCACCTATTCTTAAAGTCATAATCGTAATGACAGTTTCGACACATTGCGCATAAATTGGTAATATGGTCTTGCTCCTCTTTTCTTTTGCTACCAAACTTTGACCTTGCAACTATGTGTGCTATATCTACCGCTTGTGAGCCACACACTTCGCAAGGAATGAAGTCGGTTGTTTTATACCCCATTCCCTGCAAGTAATTTTGTGTGTGTTTCTGCATACTTTCCCCATTAATTTTTCCGTTAGTTAATAATAAAAAATTAAGTATGCAAATTATTTATTGTCTATTTCTTTTAATTTTCTACTTGCCCACTCAATGCCCTCATCTCCGCCCCAGGCTAACCAAGCTAATCGACCGCACCCGTCTCCTAATTTTCTGTCGCTATGTTGTTTATGCCTTGCAAAAGATGCCATTCTTGAAATCGTGTCTCTACTAATTGGTTCTCTATTAGCTAATTGTCTTGCCCTTGCCTTTCCTGTTGCCTCTAAGCAACTTCCCCAACCATTCTCTTCTGCATAGTTAATAGCTATTTGTGCGTTCTCACTTGCTGCCTTTGGGTAGTCAGTATAGCTATCTGCAAATTTACCACCTGCAAGGATAGCCTTCCAAACTTGCATTGCCTTCTCTTCTGTATCGTAGATGCAACCGCCGTTACCTATTTTCCATTTTCCTGAACTGCATTGTGTTACTGGCATAGTTTACTATAAATATACTTTCTATCTAAATTTATCTCGTCAAAGTTATACTTCTTTTGGCAGAACTCAAATAGTTTATCTCCGCTTTCCTTTCGCATATCTGCATCACTTACCAAATCTCTTATATGTTTATACCAATCCTTTTGGCTTTTAACGTAATGCACGGGCATATCTAAGTAAGGATTGACGTGGCTAACTATGGCAGGGTTCTTTTTAGAAGCCGTTTCTAATACCTTTAAGTTTGACTTCATAGCGTTAAACTTGTTATCTACCAATGGGATAATTGAAATATCACTATCCGTGTAAGCACCCATATATTCCGTAACCTTTGCATAGTTGTAAATCGTAGGGTTAAGCTTTAGTCCGCAAGTAAAGGCATCTATCATTTTATCCCATATAGGCTTCTCCCCGTCATTGTAACCTGCTATTACAGTTCTTATATTCATACCTTGTAAGCGTTTAAAAGGCTGCCTAATAATATCCAAGTCCCTTTCGTGCGTTCCGCTACCTGACCAAAACAATCTAACTTTGTAATCTTCGGTCTTGTTATCCTGGAACTGCTCTTTTCCGTAAGGTAATGCGTTAGGTAATATATGTACGTTCTTATTGTATTTTGTTATCTCACTTGCTAACCTTTCGTGTGTGCAGGTACAAAGGTCTGCTATCTCTAAGTAATCAGTAATTTTTTTACCTATGTTATTGTACTTATATCTCCAATATAACAAATGGCTTTCGCTAAGTTCCCAATGGTCATCGTTATCGACTACCAATTTAAACCCATACTTAGTGCGCCAAGTGTCCATTTGCTTTGCATCTATCTCGTTAAGCATTCTATTCATTAACACAATATCCCACCCTTGCTCTAATAGTTCGTCATTAAGTACGTCTGTAATAAGTGCGTACTCTTTTTCTAAGTGTACTATTGGCATCATAATTCGGTGCAGTCCAACACCCGAATTGGCTGAAGTTATACAAAGTATTCTCATTTATTTTTTTTATATCCTGTTTTACCTTTATTACCTAAAACTCTATATGAATGTAATTGATTTTCGCTATTAGATACCCATTC